TCTTTTTTACTTGGTTTTGTTCTTACTTGAACTTCTCCTCGTAGATTATCTTCAGTAAATGTTTTAACAGAAGAAGTTGCTGCACCTGCAAATAATTTATACTTTCCTTGTTCATAAACAAGAAGTCCAACACATGAAGTTAATATTTGGGATATAATATCCATTGGTGTTTTGCCCAAATCAACCATACCACCACATTCATATCTGTTAGAAGTTGTAGTATCTTTGTTAGTTATTGTTTCATCACAAACATTTGCTGCTGCATCAAAACTTGTTGTATCTACTTCGTCATCAGATAAATTTAACCCATAATCTGAAGTTAAATAATGTCTAATAATTACAGCAGGGTTTTTACTAAAAGTTATCTTTTGAAATTTATGTGTTTCACTTGGATTACTCGTAATATTAATCGCAGTTCCAGATTCAGCATTTGCCAAAGTTGAGGAAAGTTTAAATGTATTAGCATCTACTTTTATAATAAAATATGTGTTTCCAGATGTGAGACCACCCAAATTACTGTTTCCATTGTTGTTATAAATCCAACCATCTCCAGTTGATAAACCATGAGATGATATAGTAAAAACTTCTGTTGAAGTATTTATAACTGTGTTTGCTGCAAAGGTAGTGTATCTAGTGTCCAAACATCTCATTCCTTGTGCTTGAACTCTTACATTTGGTATTCCTGTTGGAAATGTATCTTGATTGTATTCTAGGCGAAGATAACAATAACTGACCCCTTTCCCAATATGATTTGAACCCCAATTTGTTAAATCACTTACAGCATCTGAATCTGCTGTTTGAGTTGATTTACCTAATGCTGTTTTTATTCTAACCTTGCCATTGTAATCGCCAGTATTAACTACATTACTTCCATCCAAATCAGTTGATAAAGTAATTGCTGTATCGTTTAAATAAACTTTATCTATACTATTTATTCCATATCCATAATCAGTATGAGATATTGGAATTACTAAATGTAAATACTTGTTATCTGTTCCACTCGTATCTGCAAAAATTATTGGTCCAGAAGTAAGTGTTTCTCCATACATTACTGACCTATGAGCAACAGTAGAACGAACCATTGTCTTTCTTGTTTCGTTTTCTTCTTCAAATGCAGGGCTTGGTAATGTTGGTTTTCTTTTTCCAGCAACTGCATTAAATGCTGATTGAACAGCAAGAGTAATGGCTAATTTTGCAACAAAAGTCCATGGATTAAAACTAAATCCTATACCTGCTAATGATGGATCGGCTATAACATTTTTTAGCCCAAACATAGCAACTGATTTTACTACTCCACCCATTATTCAATCCTCCAAACTCTTTCAATTATATCTTTATCAAATTCTACTAAACCACCCTCTTTACCTACAAAAATAGGTTTGTTATTTAATCCAATAATTCCCATTACTGTTTTGTTTTTGTCTTTCATAATACAAACATCTCCTCTTTGGGCATAATCTGGACTTATTTCTTTAAATTTATTATCTTTGCATATCTTTTCTATAGCATTAATATACTTGCCTTTTCCTATTTCTTTTATTCGTTTAGCAACACCTTTTAAGTCTTTGTATTTACCAAATAATTTACTTTTTAATTTAGTTCCAATTTGGCTATCAACAGCACTTACAGTAAAAATGGCACAATCTAAAGTTCCATATTTAAAAGGTTTGTTTTGAACTTTACTTAAATATGCTGCTAATTTAGTTATGTCTTTTGTCCCCATACCAACTCCTTTTCTACTGTTTGCACAACAAATTCACAAAATTCATCAGTAGAATATAAGTTTCTTTGATCCTCGTTGGTATATCGTCTAATTCTTGCTCTTTCCCAATCTACTAATTTTGATTCTATTGAAACAGATACACTTGCAGTTTTTCCTATTTGAATATCCATAGCATCTATTCTTCCTGCAAATATAACCATTGGATCAGCTACTAATACTCTACTAGCATTTAAAAATCCTATATATAGTTTTGCTGTTCTGCCAGAATAATCTTCTGATAAAGCATTACTAATATGAGTAGTTGGAACTCCAGTAAGCATACATTGTATTCCTGATGCTTTTAAATCAGCACTTTCATTTATTACTGATACACTTCCAAATTGTCCAACACCAGTAAATGTTTCATCACTACTATCGCCATCAAAATCCCATGCTATATCTTGGTCTGAAGAATTAACTGTTACATCTCCACCATCAAGGTCTAGGAATAAGAACAAAACAGGTCTAAAGACTTCTGCTGTTGTTTCATTTTTATTTGCTGTTGCAATCGTTCTTGTCATAGTTTATAATTCTCCCATAGGTAACATTATGTTATTTATATGTTTTATTAATTTATTCAAATACTGAGAGAGTAGTTTTGAATATACTCGGCACTACTCTCTCTTTTTTAATTTATCTTTTATCTGGATTTGCTCCATGTGGTCCTGTATGACCAGGTAACTTACCACTTTTTTTAATAGTCATAATATCTTTAATTAGTCTTTTTATTTTTTTTAATCTTATCATATCCATATTTTATCGGAACTCCTTTTAATATTTCTTTCGTTTTATTAGGATAATTAGGATATAAATACATGTGAAATCTACTATTTGTGCATGATGCTACTTTCCAATCATAATCAAAATCAAATTTCTTTATCTGTTCTATCGTTTGTTTTGGTTGATCATCAATACATTCTTGCATAGAACTATATTCCTTATCAATCTTTACAAATTTTACATTACTTGGTTGTTCCAATCCATATTGTGAAATATGAACAAACATTATTAGCATAAACCACTTCATGCTACCTCCTTTTCCTATTTCTTCTTCGTCTTGCTTTTCTTTGTTTAGAACCTCGTTTTCTTCTACCTTTACCTTTTTGTTGCCACTTCATTATGAAGTAAATGCCTCAATGCCAGAAAAGGTTAATCCATAATTTTCTATACTTGTTTGATCCCACATTGTCTGGTTATCATCTACTAACATCATAACTGCTGTACAAGCAGATATTGTTAATGCGGCATTATTAGATGGACTTGCTCTTAATGCAGGTTCAAAATTAATTGTTAAATCTCCACTACCATCAGATGTTTCATCTGCTGTTACCATTTTGAGTTCGTTGTTGACCACAAAATAGTCTCCCTTTTTTAAAACTAAAGTACTTGCACTCCAACCATCAGTCGCTAAAGTTGTTCCTGTTTGACTAGCACCATCAACTAATGGTGTGCCTGTGGGTGTTCCTCTATTACCTTTTAATTTATGTAATGGGTCCCAAGCATTAAATCTATTCTCACTTCCTTGTAATGAAATAAGAAATGCCAGAAATTCTCCTGCTTCTGCATGTGTCATTGGTGGATAAGTATATGTAGCTGTCCATCTTGCTCCACTCATAGCTGTTGTTTGAACTGCTCCTGATAATGGACTTACAAAACTTCTTGTGTTTGTTACTAATCCAAATCTTGCTGATTTTGGACTTATTGTTGTTGGCATTGCATAAGTTGTCATTTATTTTTCCTTTATGAATTTTGAGATACTGCTCCCATTGCTTGTGCCATTTGACCACCTCTTGATCGTTCTTCAAGCACAGCTTCTACACTTGCTTTTCTAATCATTGGCATTAATTGTATAATTTCTGCTCTTACTGTTTGTTGAACACCAGTAGATACATTAATATTTTGAACTATATTTGCTCCTCCACCTAATTGATGACTAGGAACAATACTACCAGATGAACCTGGAACAAATAACTCTGGTCCAGCTTCTCCTACTATATGTGGTTTTCCTCCTGCAACTGAACCACCAAATTGTTTGCCTGGAAATAAAGCTCCTACTCCAGCAGAAAGTGTATCTGATAAAAATGTTCCAACAGGTTCAGTAATAGTTTTTCTTAACATTATTCTTAATATATCTTTGTATATTCCTTGTAGTATTTCTCTAAATTTCTTACCCTCTACTACTGCATCTTCAAAAGCAGATGTAAATGTTAAACCTAATTCTTTACCAATATCTCTGGCTCTTTCTTCTGCTTCTGTTAATTTATCAACTTCTTCAGTTGCTTTTTCAAACTCATCTGAAAGTCTGCCAACTATTTCAATTTGTTCTGTATTATTTAATTTTTGAAATGCAGCATTTCTTAATAATTTTTCATAAGTTTCATCAAAAGTTGCTTGTGCTTTTTCGTGTTTAGTCATCAAGCCATCTGTAATTTTCTTTAATTCTTCTGTTGCATTTGTTATATCTTTTATTTGTTCAACATTTTCTTCGTTTCCTAAACCTGGTAAAGGTTTATCTTCTTTAGGTAAAATTTCTTCTAATTCTTCTACCACTCCTCTTAATTTTCTAATTTTTGCTGTTATTTCATCCCAAAATAGTAAACTATAAGTAATAGCACCAGTCGCTAATGCTATAAGAACATTCTTTTTTACTAGAGTATTCAATCTTAACATAGAAACACTTGTCAGATTTATTGCTGTAACTAATCCATAAAATACTTGGGCAA